AGTAATTCTTGAGCAGTCTTCTTAGTCCTTGCTTGGATGGTCTTGCTATTCTTTATTGCCAGTTGGACTGCATCCATTAGCTTTGCCTTGAGTGTATTGCTATCAAGTGTATGGACTATCTCTCGTCTCTCACTAAACAATGCAACCTCAGTCATCTTGCCTACGAGTTCGAGTGCCTTGAGTTGTTGTGCTGGTGGAAGCTCGTCATTGAGTGCCATGTTGGATAGCTTATGAATGGCTAAAGCTCTCAAACGAGTGGGTAAAAGATACTCCTCTACCTCTTTCTGTGCGTTTAAGGCATTGATGTAAGTAGCGATATTGGCGTTCTTGGAAAGCTTGTTTGCTTGTGGACTAGCAGTTGTTCTCTTGCCATTGGTATTGTATGCTCTTTTGTAAGCTTCAGTCTTATTGCCAGTTGCGACTACTTGCTCTGCAAACTCTTTTTGCTTCTTGGTAAGTTTGATTCCATTCTTACTATTAGCACCTAGTATTATTCTCTCTATGGGAACGGACTGTATGCCTTCGGCAATTTCTTTCTTGGTGAGTTTTTTCATAGGTATATTCCGAGAACATTGATGCCCTAGTATAAAGCATCATCCCAGTCCATTACAACATTTGCACTGCATATGTTGAGAGCATTTAAATAAATATAAAAATATTTTCATAAAACACTTGACAGTCAAGTATCACTATCGATTACAATTAATCATCATCAATAGGTGATATTTAATTTAATCAACTGCTAGGAGAAATAAATGATATTAACTGCTAAACAAAAGGCTCAAGCTTACGATTCATGCAACATCATGGAAATGCAAGGCTCATTCGCATATAACCTATCTCGTGCTTTCACTAAGGCAGATAGCACCAATGCTTACAAGCTATTCCATGCTTTCCCTGAATTGTTTACTCAAGCTAAAGAAGCATACGCAGATGAAATGTTCATCCACGACACAATGACTGGAGTAATTGCAGAGTAACTGATGAGACTTCAATAGTCGAAACAATCGAGAGATTGTCTTACTCAACAAAGGAGAAACAAATGGCTGACTTACTTAAGATTACTCAAATTGCTGATAGATTTATGGCTACTACTACTCAATCATTACCTGAGCATTTTGCAGTTGATATCGCTATCTCACTGGGTAATTATCACTCAACCATCTATCCACTAGACCTAGATGCCATGCTCGCTACAGATGACCTCTATTCATTCAAGCATGATGTAATTGGCATTATGAATGATGATAAGTTCTTCTACCCTTGCTTTGCTTTGCGTAGTGGCTACCCAGTCGATGATAGGGAAGCGTTTGCTAAGTGTTACTAAGGGTAACTGATGAGACCTCAATGGTCGAAACTGGCTTGATGCCAGTCTTACTCAATAACTGCTAGGAGTTTTAAATGGAAACAATCGATTTATCAGGTTTTTATGGCACTACTGCGTATCACAAAAGTAGTCTCTTTTCTAAAATGGTTCATACGGATGGAGTCGAATCCTTTGCCAGTCAGGCTCATGCTTACTGGTTCTTGGATATCTGCTCTACCGAGATTTATGAATTAACTAAGCGTGAATACTTCCTCTCTATCGAGTTGGATGTTTTCGAAAGTGAAGCAAATGGTCGTAGTGCCATCATCATGGTTACAGATGGAGACGATAATCTCATGCTTACCAAAGTAATCGAATATACCGACTGCCCTTTAGGTAAATACAAGTTCTTCCTCTGTGATGATGTCCTTATGCTTACTCAGGAGTATTGATATGAGTGAGATAGCCATGTTGCATGAAGAAGAACAAATAGCCATGTTTAGACTGCTCACTTTGCGTCAAGCTTTAAAACTAGAAATGCTCGGTATGAAGCGTCATGGTCGGTCAGCCTACTCCATCATTAAAGAGGAGTTAGGACTCAAGGGAAGTCGTGAGACTGTATTTAAAACACTATCAGAAATACTAGGAAAGGAGTAAAGCATGGATGCCATCATTTACAACACGAATCTGCAAGTGGTGGCATTCCATCATCTACCCACAAAGATTGAAGCTTTCGAATGGGTTGAGCAATATCTTGGATGGAATAACCTAAAGAGACTGGAGACTAAAGTCAAAGGTCGCACTATCAAAATTTTAACTAAGGAGTATTAAACATGGGATGGACTGGTCAGATTAACCGATTTAAAACTGTAAAAGAAATGTTGATTAACGAGTTTTCAGGAGAAGATGAAAGCTTTATATGGTCGTTGCATGATGTCAGCATGAAAGGTTCTACTCTTTATGGAATAGCCAGTCGGCAAGATAAAAAGACTGGTATTTCTTTGAGTGAAGCTATCGTCATTCTTACTCGTAAAGATAGAGATGGATGGACTTACTACAAGGAAATGGGTGAGACTGTTCATCCGTATTACTATGACGCACCAAAACGATTGTTAGACAAACTGGATGCCTTGTATCCCCCTTTAAATGAGAATTCGACTATATGGAGAGCAAACTGCCGTAGTCAGATTAGTAAAGCTAAGGTAAAGCTAAAGAACGGTGATATCGTGCGATTTGCCAGTCCTATGACATTTACTTTCAGAAGTAAGGGAAGAGTGAGTGCTGATACATTCCAGTATGTTGAATATCATGGTAAGAGAAACATATTCAAGCTTGGTGAGGACTTAGTGCGTATCACGAATCTCAATAAAAAAGAGTATCAAATAATATCAAACTGATGAGACCATAAAGGTCGAAACATCCGAGAGGATGTCTTTGATTAACTGCTAGGAGAATGTAATGGGATTAGATATGTATTTAACTGCCAAGAGATATCTTTGGTCGCATAGTGAACAAGACAAAGAGATAGCTAAAAGGATTGCCGACTTGGTTGAAGTAGAACCTGATTTTGAATCGAAGTTTAGGGGTGCAAGCTTTTGTCCTAAAGAAGTAGCCATTGACGCTATGTATTGGAGAAAAGCAAACATGATTCACCAATGGATTGTCGATAACATTCAAGAGGGTGAAGACGATTGCAAAGAATACTATGTGCCACGACAAGACCTTGAGACTTTGTTGGCAAATTGTGTCAATGCATTAACCAACAGGGATGGAGATATTCTTCCACCATCATCAGGATTCTTTTTTGGTTCAACCGAGATTGATGAATATTACTGGCAAGACCTTGAAGATACAGTTAAGGGATTGGAGAAAGTATTGTCTTTATCTGATGATTGGTCATTCTATTATCAAGCGAGTTGGTAATGAGAGAAAAATATACCTTTTATTACCGACTGTTTGATGGTTCGACTGGGCATTATCAATTCAAAGCAGTCAGCGTTAATGATGCCCTAGACCAATGGTATCAACGAATCCTAAACGAAAAATTGGATGTTGTTGATTATGACTATGAATCCGAAGCTATTGAAGAAGAAAGAGAGTGCTGAGATGGATGAAATACAAGTGAATCCTGATACGCTTGATGATGGTTCTGTATGTGTCAATTTTGATGTTTATGACAAAGAAAATGATGAAGTAATCAGGACTGGTGGTTATGTATTAATTCGCAAAGAAGAAGATGAAAAACGATTTTACATTACTGTTTTTGATAAAGATAACGAAGTAATTTCTCAAACCCTTTTGCCTTTTGATTGGAGTGAAGTATGAAAATTACAATTAAAGCCTATGAAACTGTTATCGACTGCGATTGGTTAGGCGATGGTGCATCTGTTTTGATTGGTGTTGCTGAAGAAGGTCATCCATGTGAAGCATATTTTGATTCTTTTGCAGATGAAAGAATTTATTTTTATCTTGATGAAGAAGAAATGGCTAATCTCAAAATTGGCGATGTATTGAACGATGGCGAGGATTTTAAAATTGTTGAAATTAACAAAGAACATCCTCATGTTTGGGAAATTGAATACGATGAAAAGGAATTTGTATGACTGATTATGGAGAAATATGGACTGAAAAGGCTAAGACATTGTTGCTTAACAAACGCATCATGCGAGTGCGATATCTTAGCCAAGATGAAGCAAATGATTTAGGTTGGACTGCAAGATCGATTGCATTTCAAACTAATGATGGAACATGGTTCTTTTGTAGTGCAGATGACGAGGGCAATAATGGTGGTGCATTGTTTACGTCAAATGAAGACATCAGTTGTTTGCCAGTAATACCGTAATGCAGTAATCCTCATGCCCTTAACTGGGCATTGGGATTGCCATTGGGGTAATCATAACTGCTAGGAGAAGATGAATGAATCGATACAAAGTTGGATTTACAAAACTATGCCTTGTGTATGAAGAAAGAATTATTGATGCTTACACAATTCAAGATGCAAAAGATATCATTTTTGCTGATGATCAATCAGGAGATCATGTTGATGAATATGTTATCGAAGATGTTTCATTTCAAGAAATAAAACAGGTAAAACATTTAAGAATGTTGGGGGTTGCAAATGCCGTATGAAGTTCAGCACTATACGTTATGCAATGGTTGGATTAACTGTTGGACAACGATTGACAAGGATGGAGTTGAATCTCCATCTATTTTTAACACATACACGCAAGCATTAGACGCATTGACAGATTTTTTTGCTGATGAGCATGAAGCATTTGTCGAGGGCAATATTGATTCAATGTATGAAGCCGATGAATTTAGGATTATGGAGATTGAAAATGCCTACTAGGGAAATTGTTAGTTATGCTTTAGAAGTAACTTGGAATGATGGAACAAAGGAAATCAGGACAGATTTTCCTGAGATTGAATACATTAACGAATATTTAGACGAATTGGAAAGGGAAGAAAATGTATAACAGTGATTTATTAGACGAATATTGCGAAGAAGAGTTTGGTCATAAGGACTGGTCAATGGATTGGGATGTATATGGTAATTTAAAAGTTACTTTTTATAAAGATCCAAGACCTGAATACTATCAAGATGAAGAAGAAGGGGAAGAAGAATGAAACGCTATGATGTAACTTATTACCTTAAAAGAGAAGTTACCATTACTGTGGATGTGCCAAATGGTGAAGATCCTAAAGAGTATGCTTGGGATGAACTTGAATTAAACAAAGGCGAAGAAGTTGTTGATTTTGATTACTGCGAGGTTGATCCATATGAATCTTAGACTGTGCAAAGGTAAAGTGCCAGTCTTTGTGGGGGGAGATTCCCCCTACAAGCTTGTGGATTTTCCGACTAAAGAAGTGTTTGACGAACTCATGCGACCTAGCAATCAAGCTTTGAAAGACAAATACTGGAATGTCTTACGCATGAGAGCCGATGGGCATAGTCTGACTGACGTAGGCAAAACATATGCCCTAACAAGGGAAAGGATTAGGCAAATTGAAGCTAGGTTCTTAAAGAAAGTAGCATTTTCTTTAGAGCTTGAGAAGCTTTGAAATTGCCTACTCTCATATGATAATCATTAAAATCATCCCCAACTGTTTCGGAGAGCCAGTAAGGCTTGCCTGTTTTCTTGGCAGTAGACTCTCCGACTCCGTTTTGGTCGTTATCAGCGATGATGACCCCACCCCTGATGTTCCTACTTATGAACTCCATGTTGCTTGCACTAAAGCAAATGTGGATACTATACGGAATATTCATTTGTTTCATCATGTTCCTAACGGACAATCCAGTAGCAAAACCCTCGCAGAATATCGGAGTCCCTTTTGCATCGATTGTGAAAGTTGCTCCTTTCGAGGTTTGTCCGTAGAGGAACTTCTTTTTCCCCTCTTCATCAATGAGTTGGCAACCAATTATGCTTCCACCTATTCTCATGGGTATGACCAATAGTCTTTTGTCATCTTTGACGAAGACATTTCCCTGTTCATTTGGAAATCCCTTACGTTCTAAGTATGGATGTGTCTCTAAACTACATTGAGAGAGTATCCATTCTGCCTTTTGTTTTGCTTTCTGTGCATCTTGCTGTCGCTGTGACGAAGATTCTTGGATTCGCTGTCGAATCTCCTTGCTATCTTTCTTGCCATCTGCAAACCATGTAACTGGTTTTTCCATCGTAGCCCAGTTAATTACCCATCCTACATCGCCTAAAAGCTTATATCGACCATTGGATGATCTTGGATGGTCTTCTGTTGGTGTTGCCACCCATTTATCATAGATGACATTGTTAAGTATTAAACCATGTTCTCTTGCAAAATTGACGAACTCAATCATAATCCCCTCATTTTATTTTGACGTTTACTCCATGCAATATTCCGATGTTTAACCCATCTTTCAGTTGTTTCCGATGGGATTCTCGGATAATCTTTTAAGCCACGAGGCCATACTCCAAACTTTTCTCGATACTTGTTGCTTGCCCAGTTGATGTTGTAATTCTTGCGTTGAGCAATGTAAATTAACTCTGAATAAAAGTCTTGCTTTATTTCCTTTGGTATTCTTGCGTCAAAACCAAGCTCAATTAGCTCACCTTCTACTTGTTCAATCTGTTTTCTCTCCCTGACGTAGCCACATACTACACATGACAAAGCATTTTTAGCCCATAAAGCTGAACATTTAGGACATTTGGATTCAGATTTTACTTTTTCAGATGGTTCAGGTTTAGTCTTTTCTTTAGAATCATCTAAACTTTTAACTCCATTGACGTAGATATCTTCCCAATCATCTCTGAATCGTAGGTAATTACCTGAATGATCAAGCCAAAGAGCAAACTCCTTGCCCTCATAGGCTCGCATAACTCTGCCAAGTTGCTGAATATGACTTGACAAAGATTTGGCAAATGGTCTTGCCGAGACTCCAATCATAACGTCAGGAACATCGAAACCACGAGTAAGTATGTCAGTAGCGATAAGACCATGTATATCGGTGTCAGGTCTTGAAAAATCTTCAATGACTTCCTGTTTGTATTCTGAGTTATCTTTATAAGAAACGCTAACAAAGTTATATCCTTTCCTTGCAAATTGTTCTACCAAATCTTGACCATGTGCAACTCCAGCACAAAACACAATCGTCTTTCTTGGTCTGCCAAAGACTTCATAAGTTTTCTTTTCCCATTCAGCCACAATATCACCAGTAATCTGCATACCACGCTTGGTGACTTCATCTGGACTCCATTCGCCAGCCATCTTCTTTACCCCTGTCATATCTATTTCTTTAGCAATAAATACACGCAAAGGAGTTAGCCAATGGTTATCTACTAAAAACTCTGTTGTTGATGCACACACAACATTGGAATAAAGATTGCCTAATCCTTTAGTAAATGGTGTTGCAGTCAATCCAATCACTTTAATTTTTGGATTGCTTTGAATGATGTCAGATATCTTTTGACGAGTGATATGACATTCATCCACCACCATTAAATCGATGTCAGGAAGATTGTTGCGTCTTTCAATGGTCTGTGAAGAACAAATTTGTATCTTCTTGGTCTTGTCTTTCTTCCAATGATTAGCTTGAAGAACGCCATGATCAATACGATATTTTGTTAAACGAAGACTGGTTTGGTCTATCAATACAATACGATCTAAAACCATTGCAGCCCTCTTCCAGTTGTCTGCCGTAGCCTTCATTAAATAAATAGCTACTTCAGTCTTTCCAAAGCCAGTAGGTGCATATAAAAGCTGACAACGATGACCATCTTTAAATCCTTGACGAAGCTTTTCAATCACACTACTTTGATGTTCACGAAGTTGAAGTTCCATGTTACTTCTTCTTCTGTAATGATTTGACCTTACGGATCAATTCTGCATTCCTATGTTGGTACATATCTCTGCTATCACGCAAAGATTTGTTTTCTAATTCAAGCATCTTAATCTTTTCTCGAAGTTCCAATATGGTTTCATGGGCATCCTGTTGTTCTATGTCTGTCGCATCCCATCTTTTGGTAGCGATAATATCTTTTAATTTAGTGACTTCTTCATCTAAGCTGACGATAGTGTCTGTAAGTTCTATAATTTTTTCTTCAACTGGTTCTACTTTAGGTTCTTCTTTAATTTCTTCTTTTTTAATTTGACGATGTTTCATCAAGCGTTCTTGACCATCTTTGACGTAGATAACTTCTTTCGGTTTATCACCAATCAATGACCTATATCTACCTATTGTTGCACTATGAACGCCAATATGCTTGGCAATTTGCACATTGGAGTATTTAGAGTATTCAGGATCTTTAAGAATTTCTAAAGCAATCTCTTTCTTCTCGTCATTGGTGTGTGGCATACCATGTGAATTTGATCCCCAGCTATGCCATTTAGCTTGTCTGACTGTGCCTTCAATAACTTCACAATCAATCGCTACATTACCTAATTCTTTATTAGCAAAGAAACGATGAAAGCCAGCTGATAGCCAGTAATCTGAACCATCGAAGAAGACTGTAATGGGAGGAAAGACAACTCCATCTCTCATTAAATCTGCATATTCTAAAACTTTGTGTTGGTTTAATTCTTTTCGTGATTGAGTCCCACCATCAATACGGATGGCTAATGCGTTTATTTTCTTCATTTATTCTCCTAGCAGTTGGAAATTTCAGTATATCAAACTTCATCTTGTGCATCTACAATTTTCTTTATCTTGTCTTGCATCTTCTCCCATTGAGACAATATAAACTTGTATTCAGATACCAAGATCTCAGGCACATCTACAACCCAAACAGAACATATATTACTGTTCTCATAATATTTAATCTGTTCTTCATCATCATCAATTGTTAATACTGGAT